TGAGGTGCGTAGGTGGGGGGGTGGGGGCGTCGTTGGGGTGGGGGCGGATGCGCCAGGGCTTCCCCCCCGCATCCGCAAGACTTCCGCGCTTTTCGGCCTCATTTTGAAAACAGTATGTATCCAGCCAAAGAAACGACGACAAAGCCAAAGACAAAATAAAAATCAATTATCATCATTACCGCCAATCGAATAAATCAATCGGTAAATTTGTTTGAATCCGAACGAAACAGCCGCCACCAAAACCAGCAGCACGCCGAAATACGCGCCTTGATATACCTGATCGGAAGGGCTGCATTCGGGAAAATCCAGCTTCACCACCCGCCCCATATACTGCCACTGCCCCCCTACCAATTCGGGACGGGACAAAGAGCCGTCCCGAAGGTAGAAAGGCGGCATTTGGGACAGGATCAGATCATTTGCCTGCTGTTCGCTAACACACTGATAACCGACCCTGTACAAAGCCATTTGTTTCAGCCTCTCACTTCATACCGCGCACGAAGCCCCAAGCGATACGGAAGGCGGAAATACCAATAACGACAGAAGTCGCCGCCAAACCAATCGAAGTAATGATTGCCACAATTTGGGAAACGGCCTTTACGACTTCCGTACCAAGCGAGGAAATATCAACGCCGGAAGAATCCGCATGAGCGGAAACGGAAGCCACGGCCAGAACGGCCGGAACAGTGGCTTTGTATGCAAAGCCTTTCACTTTTTGCATTTTAGACATGTGAGTCTCCTTAATTAACACGATTTGCCGCCGTTCAAAGGCAGGCGGCGAGCCCTTGAAATCAGGATGTCTTTTTGTCTTTCTGATCATCCAGCACGCGCAGGGACTGCACGACGCGGATCAGGTTTTTGCCTTTTTTGGCTTCCATGTAACCAATGTCCACTTGAACGGGCAGTTTGCCTTTCAGGTGCATCAATTCGTGATGGCGGGACTCGGGGCCGTATTCGAGCTCAAAGGTTTCTACGCCAAATTCCTTGGGCGAACCCTCGTAAATCGGAATCTCGCAGGTAATACGGGTATAGTCGTATTCCACGCCGTTATCGGTTACGCCTTTATTCCAGGCTACTTTTCGCAATGTCATTACTGGCATTTTGTTTACTCCATTTGGTCGTTTAATTGCCGGTTTACTTTGCCCGCCAAGACGGGGCAGGGCGGGGCTTTACTTATTCCGCCGGCCGTTCGGAATCGGTAATAGGTAATGGGGTGAATTTGGGGTTAAGCAGCCATGAAGGCGTGGCGTAGCGTGCCCAATCAAGCTCTTCAAGATATTCTTTCAGGACTTCCACATAATCCGCGCGTACCTCGCCCGTTTCCTGATGGCACTTGATGCGCAGCCACGCATGTCTGTCCCGCCTGATGGCTTCGCGTTCAATTTCCGTTTCCGCCTTGTAAATCAGACGGCTGAATCCTTTTGCGGCCATTCTTTCCAGCCGTTCTTTCTCCTTCAAGAAATCCTGCATGCTGGAATATTTCCGCACCGGAGCAGGACGCGGCGGCGTCTGCATTCTTTCGGGCGCGTTGTCTTTCGTGCGCAGTTCATTTAATTCGCGCTCGGATTTGATCTGCCGTCTGCGCTCATGAATCTGCCTGATCACGAGGTGGCCGCAGTCAAAGGCTTCTTTTTTCAGACGGCGCGGCATTTCCTTTTTGCCGTCTTTCAGAACTTCTTTAATCGTTTTGTCATCCATGCCGTATTCTTCAAGCATCACGATGGCACGGCCGCACTGCATAGACGCGTACTTAATGACATGTTCTACTGAAATTTCTTCAATTTTTTTTTTGACTTCCGCCCTAAACGGCGTTTCTCCATATTTGGCGGCCAACAATTCAAGGGCGGGATAGGCACCGGCGAAATAAGAGCCGGGTTCTACAAGCATATCGGGCAGCAGCAGATAATCACGATTGCGAATTTGGACTTCCACACGCACCCACGGGCTTTGCGAATCGCCCTGTTCTTTGCCTTTCTCATAGACGCGGCAGATTTTGCTTGCACCCCTTGCGCCTATTTGGAACGTGCGGCCTGTTCCCTTGTCCAGCAGCCAATCACCGCCGATACATTCGGCCTGCGGCTTGGCGCGGTATGTTGTGTACAGATCAGCTTCCCATTGCTGTTTGGCCTGATCGCATGTGTATTCACCGTTCAAAAAGTCATGTGACAGATCAATTCGGGTTATGTGGCATTGCGTTTCATGCTCGGCCATGAAGTCATAAAGACGATGCTCCCAACCGGAAGCGGCTGCATTCACGCCCATGCCGGAGAAGGAGAAACAGACGGTATCGCCCACTTTCGCGCCACCCATGGCAAAAAAGCCGTATTTGCACTCGTCTGTTCCGAGAAGGAAGGAGCGTGCGTATCCGTGGCGGCCGTTTTTTTCCGGGCCGATCTCAAAGCCCATCACATCCACCAGCCACGCAGAGGCGGCGCACAGCATGTCTTCTTTGTCCATGCCCATGCTTTCGGCCATTTCCTTAAATACGGAATCCCTGAACACGATTGTCAGATAGTCGATGAAGGCTGCCTTGCCGTTGCCGCGTTTCAGCGGGATGGTTTTTGTTTTGCCGTTCGCCCTTACGACGTGTTCATAAGAAACGCTTACCAGGGCGGCAGTTCTTCCGTTTAAATCCCAGCCCTCTGCTTTTTCAGCTCCCCCCGTGTTACTAGTGGGGGGGTTAAGCACCGCTTGGGCGGCCGAGTTGCGGGAGGCGGTTACAGGGTTAAGGCTGCGCATAGCTGGCTTTCTTACGTTTTCTAAGAAAATATATAATTGGCGCAATCTTAAATTCACAGATTATATAAAGTCAAGAAATATTTACACCGAATAGCAGAAAGTGTAGCTTCTTAGAAAATGCGTAAATTGAAAGGAGGCCACATGCCGAGCAAGCACATACAAGATGAGATTTGGGAAAAAGTGCGCGAAGAGTTTGTCCGCGCCGTCGTTTTAACTAAATCCGGCTTCAAAGAAACCGAGATTCTCAACCTACTAATCAAGAAGGGGATAGAAGCAGTCCGAGATGAAGACTACCTCACCTTCGTCATGGAAAAAGACAGGAAAAGGCCGTCTGAAAAACCGCCCGCACACCGTTAGCATTTGCGAACGTAGCCGCATTTTGCCGCCGCCCGTAAAATAAGCCTTACGAGTAACCGTAAGGCTTTGTTTTATCATGAGAAACGCCGCGCAATGGCTGGATTTGTTCAAAAGGTACAAAAATATCCGCTCCGACTACAAACTGGCCGACCATTGGCATGTCAGCCAGAGCCGTATCAGCCAGTACCGCAGCGGCCGTCTGAAACTGCCGCTTGCGTTCGTGCTGGAAATTGCGGAGGAATGCGGCCGCGACCCGTTGGAAATTATTGTTTCGCTTGCGTATCCGAAGGCGAGGGAGCAGGACAAGCCCGGTTTGTCCGATGTGTATTGGCGCGTTGCCGTCTCAGGCATCATGCACGAGATGCGGATAAATTCCTTGCCCGTCGGATGGCGGCCGAGGCGTTAGAAATTGCTGGTTCGCATAATTTATATTATGTTAAATTATTTGAGTAAGTTTTTGAATGCACAATCATGAATTGCAAGTGTCCAAATCACAGTTACGTCTGGTAAAACGTCCTGACAACCTTTATGCTAAAATTCCGCCCCGTTTTTCAGCCTCCAAAACCAACCCGCCATGACCCAAGACAAAATCCTTATTCTCGACTTCGGTTCGCAAGTTACCCAGCTTATTGCCCGCCGCGTGCGCGAAGCCCATGTTTACTGCGAGCTGCATTCTTTCGATATGCCTTTGGACGAAATCAAAGCCTTTAATCCGAAAGGCATTATCCTGTCCGGCGGCCCCAATTCCGTTTACGAATCCGACTATCAGGCCGACGTCGGCATTTTCGATTTGGGCATTCCCGTATTGGGCATCTGCTACGGCATGCAGTTTATGGCGCACCACCTCGGCGGCGAAGTCTCCCCCGGCAACCAGCGCGAGTTCGGTTACGCCCAAGTGAAAACCATCGACAGCGAGCTCACGCGCGGCCTTTCGGACGGCCAGCCCAACACGCTCGACGTGTGGATGAGCCACGGCGACAAAGTGTCCAAACTGCCTGAAGGCTTCAGCATCATCGGCGACACGCCCTCCTGCCCGATTGCTATGATGGAAAACGCCGCCAAACAGTTTTACGGCATCCAGTTCCACCCCGAAGTAACCCACACCAAGCAAGGCCGCGCCCTGCTCAACCGCTTTGTGCTGGACATTTGCGATGCCAAACCAAGCTGGACGATGCCCAACTACATCGACGAAGCCGTGGCCAAAATCCGCGAGCAGGTCGGCAGCGACGAAGTGATTTTGGGCTTGTCGGGCGGGGTGGACAGCTCGGTGGCGGCGGCGTTGATTCATCGGGCGATTGGCGACCAATTAACCTGCGTATTCGTTGACCACGGCTTGCTGCGCTTGGACGAGGGCAAGAATGTGATGCAGATGTTTGCGCAGAATTTGGGCGTAAAGGTGGTGCACGTGGACGCGAGTGCGCAGTTTATGGCGAAGTTGGCGGGCGTTACCGACCCTGAGCAAAAACGCAAAATCATCGGCGCAGAATTTATTGAAGTGTTTGATGCGGAAGAGAAAAAGCTCACGCAGGCAAAATGGCTGGCGCAGGGGACGATTTACCCTGATGTGATTGAAAGCGCGGGAGCAAAAACGAAAAAGGCTCATGCGATTAAATCGCATCACAATGTGGGCGGGCTGCCTGAAAACATGAAATTGAAGCTGCTTGAACCGTTGC